TGGGTAGAGGCCAAAGATATGCAATCTACCCTGCAAGAGATATCTGCCGCGCTCGGTTACGGCGGGTGCGAAATTTTTCCAAAACAGGTCAAGCTTCGTCTCGACAGGGATGACGTAGGTAACTTTCTGAACCTGCCTTACTACGACGCTGAGGATGGCCTACGTTACGCGATCAAAGACGATGGCACCTCGGCTACCCTAGACGAGTTTATCGCACTGTACGAGGCTCACAAGCAAACTCCTGAGCAGTTGCTTAAACTCCAGATAGGGGATGACGCCAAAGAGTCCGCCCCAATGAAGGACGGCCCGCCATGTCTACAGCATTTGCTGAAGGACAAAATTAGTGAGGGCGGCCGAAACAACGGCCTGTTCAATATCGGTGTGTACTTACGCAAGGCATACCCCGATAGCTGGGAGTCCGAAATCCTGACATATAATCTGACTTATCTTGAGCCGCCGTTGCCGCTGAATGAAGTCAATATTGTGGCAAGGCAGTTAGAAAAAAAGGACTACGCCTACCGCTGTGGGGACAGTCCGATCAACGCACATTGCAACAAAGAACTATGCCAGACCAGAAAGCACGGCATCGGGGCGGCCATACAAGGCGCGGCTATCGCGAACCTTCGTAAGTACGACTCCATCCCACCTGTCTGGTTTGTCGATGTAAATGGCGAGCCGCTGGAGCTAGACACCGAAGGGCTGATGAGCCAGCCGACTTTTCAGAAAGCCTGCATGGAGCAACTTAACTTTATGCCACGCTCTGTGAGCAAGCAGGTGTGGGAAGGCCGTATCGGTGGACTGTTGACTGAGATGAAGGACAACGAGAGTGCGGTTATAGAAGTGGCAGAAGATGCCAGCATCAGCGGCCAGTTCTATGATTATCTCGAAGAGTTCTGCGTTCACTTACAGACAGCAAACGACAAAGAAGAAATCTTGCTGAAGCGTCCATGGACAGACGAGGAAACCAACGAGACCATCTTCCGGCTGAAAGACTTTGAAGCGTTCTTAAAGCGAAATAAGTTCTTTGAATATAAGACGCACAAGGTTGCTCAACGCCTACGTGATATGGGCGGCGAAAGCCGTCAAATGAAAATCAAAGGACGACCCGTGAGAGTGTGGGTAATACCCGCATACCAGATAGCAGAGGTGGATATGAAACCACCTAAGTTTCAGGCAGAACAATCGGAGGCACCCTTCTAATGTTAGTAGCAGATGGATTTGACGATGCGTTTTTAGGTATCGGCCAACGCGCCGGTCAGGACGATATTGCGGTATATGACTTTGATAAATGTGTCGCAATCTTGTGTGAGCGAGACGGTATGAACTTTGATGACGCCGTGGACTATATGTATTACAACGTCCTTGGCGCATGGGTGGGAGACAAAACTCCGATGTTCATTAAGATCTTGCCCAGCATTCAGGCTCTGCACGATGAAGAATACTAAGATATTCCGCATCTATGGTCCGCCCGGAACGGGTAAGACCACCACGCTTCTGAACAAGATTGACGAAGCTCTTCACGCTGGTGTGAACCCTTCACATATTGGCTACTTTGCTTTTACAAGGCAGGCGGCAAATGAAGCTGTAGAGCGGGCCTGCTCTCGTTTTAATTTGGACAAATCACAACTGCCGTGGTTTCGGACATTACATAGCTTTGCATTGAAGCTGTCTGGCATTCGTCAGGAACAGGTCATGCAACCGGAACACTATAAAGAACTGGGTTTCGCGCTAGGCTTTGACCTGACCGTGGATAAAACAGGAAGCGACGACGTGTTTGATTTGACTAAAACAGATAACCCTGCCATCAGCCTGATTAATCTTGCCCGATTACGTAAGGTAGACCTGCGCGAGCAGTACGACCAGAGCGACATTAATCTAGATTGGACTACGGTAAAATATATAGCCGACAGCCTGCAAGAATATAAAAACCGCTGGAACCTGTATGACTTCACCGATATGCTCGAAGTCTTTGTGCGAGAGGGCGCGGCCTTTTGCCCACGGCTCGCGCTTACTTTTATTGACGAAGCGCAAGACTTGTCCCCACTGCAATGGGACGTAGCTCATGTGCTCGAAGAACACAGCTCACGGATCTACTGCGCGGGTGATGACGACCAAGCCATCTACCGCTGGGCTGGCGCAGATGTTGAGCACTTCATCGGTCTAAATGGCGGCTATGACGTACTGGAGCAATCCTATCGTGTGCCCGCTTCTGTACACCCCCTAGCGGAGCGGGTAGCCAAGCGAATTAAACGTCGCGTCCCAAAGAACTATCTGCCTCGTGACGAAGAGGGCCTCGTTCAACATATACCGGATACCAGCTACCTTAACTTTGACCAAGGCTCGTGGCTGATACTAGCGCAAGCCGGTTACTTTTTAGAGCGGGCAACCGAAGACTTGAAGAGCCGTGGGTATCTGTTTGCCTACCGCGGTCGACGGTCCATATCCGAAGCAATAAGCGAGGCCGTCAACGGCTGGGAGCAGTTGCGTAAAGGCAAATCAGTCACGGGAAAAGTTGCACGTTCTATATATAACTTCATGTCCGTAGGTGACCGCGTTCGTCGTGGTTTTAAGAAACTGCCCGCGCTGGACGATGATGAATTAGTTAACTTGCAAGAGTTGACAACTAACCACGGCCTTGTCGCTACCATAGATATGATATGGCATGAGGCTATGGATAAAATGCCCAGCCGCGAGCGGGCATATATCACGGCTTTGTTACGACGGGGCGAAAAGTTTAATGCCATACCCCGTATAAATCTGTCCACGATTCACGGATCTAAGGGTGGGGAAGCGGAAAATGTTGCGTTGTACACGGACCTATCTCCGGCGGCAGTGAAAGCGTCAGAGACAGCCCCAGATGATTTACATCGTGTGTTTTACGTCGGGGTAACCAGAACAAAACAAAACCTGTACTTGATGGAACCAGAAGATATGAATAGGAGTTATTGGATATGAAAAAAGATACAAGGACAAAACATACAATAAAGTTTTTTATAAATATTATTCTGTTTTTTAAACTGCCTCTCCAGATAATTTTGGCGGCCTATGCTTCTTTTGTTCTAATTGCTATAACTATAGCGGTAGCTAATCATCACGGTGTTGACCAGCATATTATGGGGGCGAAATATGAAACGCGAAGAAATCCTGTCTAAGGCAGAGTCTTTAGTCAACGGCCCACGGGCCCACGAATACGGCGATGCTCACGAAAATCATGCTCGAATTGCTAGGATGTGGTCTGTGCTTTTGGACGCAGATGTTTCTGTAGAACAGGTGTATCAGTGCATGATAGCTGTGAAGCTCTGCCGGTTGATAGAAACACCGGAGCATGAGGATAGCTGGGTAGATATTTGCGGGTACGGCGCATTGGGGGGAGAGGACTAATGGTTCGATTTGTCCCAATACAACATCTGGAAGAGTATCTAGCTCAAGGTTGGGTGCTGATTAAATGTGGTAAGGAAATAGCCACGGTAAGGAAAGATTGATGTCACTACAAATGACAATGTGGGCACCAAAGAGTGAATGGGTTCCACCGGCAGAGTTACCGGACATTTTTGATGCCAAGCAAATTGCCATCGACGTTGAAACACGTGACCCGAACATCAAGACCAACGGGCCCGGATGGACAACAGGTGATGGAGAGGTTGTGGGTTATGCCGTAGCCGTTGCAGATTGGGCAGGTTATGTGCCTATTCGACATTTGGGCGGCGGCAATCTGGATGAGCGCATTGTCAATAAATGGCTAAAGAAAGTATTCGAGTGTCCTGCCGATAAGATTATGCACAATGCTCAGTATGACGCCGGTTGGATTAAGCGTATGGGCTTCACAATTAACGGGCGCATCATCGACACAATGCTAATCGCATCTCTGCTTGACGAGAACCGTTTTAGCTACAGCCTGAACAGCCTTTGTTACGAGTTGTTGGGTAAAATAAAAACAGAAAAGACTTTGCAAGAGGCCGCCAGAGAATTTGGTCTCGACCCAAAAGCAGAAATGTGGAAGATGCCTGCCATGTATGTCGGGCCCTACGCACAGAACGACGCGGAGATTACGCTTGAGCTGTGGAACTACTTATCTACTCAGCTTACCAAAGAAGAGCTTTGGCCGATAGCTAACCTTGAGCTCGACTTGCTACCGTGCCTAGTTGATATGACATGGCGCGGTGTTCGCGTTGACCAAGACCGCGTTGAGCGCACCAGAAACCATCTGGTCAAAAAAGAAAAAGAAGTGTTGACACAAATTAAGCGGGTTGCCGGTTCCGAAGTAGAACTGTGGGCGGCCGCGTCAATAGCTAAAGCTTTTGACAAGTTATCTATCCCGTACCCGAAAACCGAAAAGGGTGCGCCGTCATTTACAAAAGCTTTTCTATCTGACCACTCGCATGAACTTGCACAACTTATTGTACAAGCCCGCAACCTGAATAAGACCAGCGGAACATTTATTAATACCATAATGAAGCACTGCCACAGTGACGGCCGGATACACAGCCACATTAACCAGATACGCTCTGACGATGGCGGTACTGTCTCCGGACGCATTTCAATGAACAACCCCAACCTCCAACAAATTCCCGCTCGCGACCCTGAAATGGGGCCGATGATACGTAGCCTGTTTTTGCCGGAAGAAGGTGACCAGTGGGCGGCTATTGATTTCTCGCAACAGGAACCACGGATCTTGGTTCACTATGCTTATGTATACGGCAAGTCTCGCGGCAAACAAATGTCAGGCGTCGAAGAGTTTGTAGACAATTACCGCAACGACCCCAACATGGACTTCCATACCATGGTGGCAGAGATGGCTAGTATCCCACGTAAGCAGGCCAAGACAATTAACCTTGGCATGATGTACGGCATGGGCGTAAACAAACTGTCAGACCAGCTCGACATTGACGTAGATGAAGCAAAAGGTCTGGTTAAGCAGTACCACGAGCGTGTCCCCTTTGTTAAAGGTCTGATGAATGGTGTGCAGAACCGTCTGAACGACCGCGGATCTAGCGGGTCTATTCGGTCAATACTAGGACGTAAATGTCGGTTTGACCTTTGGGAGCCCGACACGTTTGCTATGAACAAAGCTTTGCCTTATCAAGATGCCGTTAAAGAATATGGGGATACTACTCGATTGAAACGAGCGTATACATACAAAGCTTTGAACCGGCTCATTCAGGCATCTGCCGCGGACATGACAAAGCAGGCAATGGTGAACTTGTATAAAGAAGGGCTTTTGCCTCTGATACAGATAC